AGTTACACTTAGCGGGGCACAGTAAGGTATACGGGGGGACAGTTATTTGCCCCCCTTTGTTGTTACTTAGGGGCGCCAAGCGAAATTCATGGGTCCCTCCTAACCTACAAAAGTATCCAGACGACCGATAAATATATTTGAAAATTGGTTTTTCAAAACCTTGAAATCTAAAAAATTTTCCCAGCAAAAAAATGAGCGAAAACCTTTTTGAAAACTTTACAGGTATATTAGAAAACTTCGATAAATTCTGTGACGAGTTTGAGAGTCGCGCCGCAGAGGCATTCATGAGAGGAGATACAAATAATGGAGAAGTCGTCAGAGCAGCCACAGCAAAACTTGGAGGAGAAGCTCCTAGTGCTATTACAGAGATTGGAGAGTCTCGAACAGAGGGTGAATTCCTTAGAGAGACCGACGATAGCGTACAGACGCCCCCAGGGGAGTAATTACGAAACACTGTCAGACACGCTAGATTATCTTCACAATAATGTCGAAGGAATTAAGAAAGATTTAGCAAGAGTCGCACAGTCAGTCTAATGCCAAACGGAAATATTGCCACACCAGGCACCTTAGATACACTTTCAACATTTGGAACGACGGTATTTCCTCCGTTGGCAATTGGAGGGAAGACTAAGACTATGGAGACGATCAAGACTGGCGAAGATTTTTTTGAGATTATGGATCCTACGGAGTCTGCTGGGACACATCCTCCTGTACCAGGAAGCAACCCAGTGCCACCGTATATTCCAACGCCAACTCAAATTGAGAGACCTTCGATTATTCCTGTACAGAATACTAGTGTATATTTCGAAGGAAATTTAGTAACAGTGTCAGGCGATGGGATGGCATCTGTTCCTCCTACAGTAGATACTCCCAGACCATTGACAGAACCGACAGTATATCCTACAATACTAATTGGAACACGCACTGTTTGAATTTTATGGCACGAGCAAAAGTTGGTCTGAGTGGTAAGAAGATTATTGAGTCAAAGCCGAAGAAGACCCGTCAAGGTTCTTCGAAGCACACTCTGTATGCTGCCACGTCACGTAACAAGGCACGTAAGAAGTATCGCGGTCAAGGAAGGTAATGAAAGATTTACTGTTCATCTCACAGGACAAAGAGATGGCACTCATTCAGGAGATGTCATACAAGATCAAGATGTCGAACTGGGGTATTCACCCTGGTAAGACGTGCTTTTTGTGTGTTTCTCCTGATTACTCTAGTATTGTCACACAACATCTCTCGCATTCATTATCAATGGATCGAGAGATTTTTCATATAGAGGCAGTCAATGTGCCATTTCCCGATGAAGATCCCTCTCAGTACATGATCAACTTTGAGTTGAATTTTGCGGAGTGGGTGTTAGACTGGGACAATTTTGTGTTATGTGAGGCAGGTGTTATCAGAGGTGGTAACTACACATGGATTACTCAGAGTATGGAGAAGTTCTCCGAGAAGAATTACTACACATTATCTCTTTGTGAGAATATTCATAGTAAATATAAGAGTGATCTGGTATCATTGTATTATGATGACAATGTAGAGGATCTACATTTCTGGTGGGAAAGACCGAATAATCATTGGACCTAAGCGCCGAAAACGCCGAGCGAAAGGGATAGCAACCCCGTAAAAAGTTCTAAACAAACTTTCTAACGGAGAAAACCAATGGGACTATTTCCAGTAGACAAAAGCGAAGAATTTATTGAAGAAGGTATGACACTGATCACCGAAACGGACAGTGATCGCCTTCTAGATGCCGCAGCAAGGCAGCGTAGATCCAAGATGAAGGAAGAACTATACCCACTTCCCGAGAACCGCCTAGAACGCCCTTGTGGAGGAGCGGGCGGATTTGACGATTTTGTTGAGCGTTGGCACGAGTGAATAAATAGAAACAGCCTATTGCTGTGTCTAAATGCCGACCTTTCAGACATTCAAGGATTTGAGTGTTACATTTAAGAAGCATCCTGTTTCCAATGATTTGGTAACGGTAAAAGACAAGGCAGCTATCGTTCAGTCGATCTCTGCCTTGCTTCTTACTAGGAAGGGCGAGCGTCCGTTCCAACCCCAGTTAGGGTGTGGTATTCAGAATGTATTATTTGAACCACTAGATTATGCTTCTGCTGCGATTATCAAAACAGAAATTGTTGATGTATTGAACAGATACGAACCAAGAATTAGTGTAAATGATGTACTTTGTGTGCCTGATTACATGAATAATGGTTATGATGTTGAATTGTATTACACCATTGTCGGTAGAGACGACGACACACCAATAGCGGTAGAATTCTTTCTAGAGCGTACACGATAATGCCTTATACTCAGGTTGCTAACTTAGACTTTGAAGATATCAAAACAGCTCTGAAAGAGTATCTCAGAGCACAGTCGGACTTCACTGACTATGATTTTGAAGGATCTGCGTTATCGACGCTGATCGACACACTCGCTTATAACACCTACTATACGGCGTTCAACACCAATATGGTGGTCAATGAACTATTCATTGATTCAGCGACCTTGAGGGACAACGTAGTAGCGATTGCGAAGCAATTAGGATACAGACCTAAGAGCATTACGTCTCCTACGGCATATATTTCTTTTACAGTTACTTATAGCAATCCCACATCTGATACTGAACTTTTCTTGAAGAAGGGCACTGGGTTCATTGCTTCTTATGACAACAACATCTATCAGTATGTTGTGACCGATGATGTCAAAGCACAAGTATCAAACCAAACTGCAGTTTTTGAAAATGTTCCTGTTAGAGAGGGAACGCAACTAGTCAGTACGTTTACTGTCAATACTTCACTCAAGTCACAGAGATTTGTACTTGACAATAGAAATATTGACACCAATACCATTAGAGTCAAGGTATTTCCAACTGGTGGATCGTTTAGTGAACCATATCTTGTAGCAGATAATATCTTAGGAGTTGATGCTAATTCGAAAGTCTTTTTCTTAGAGGAAATTGAAGATGAAAGATATGAATTGTTATTTGGAGATGGTGTTCTAGGCAAGAAACTTGATAACGGCGCAAGAATTGAAGTTTCTTATATCACCACATCTGGTCCAGAGTCTAATGGTGTTAGAACATTTGTATTCTCTGGTGTCCTAGAAAATCCCGATGGTGTTTCTCCAAACTCTTTCAATGTTACTATCAATTCGACAGTAGCATCATCTGGTGGTGAGGATATGGAATCTACCACCAGAATCAAGTACAATGCCCCTAAGGCATATGGCACACAGGACCGCGCTGTAACCGCCCAGGACTACGCTTCAATCGTTCGTAGGGTATATCCTGCCACCAGTGACATCATCATCTTTGGAGGCGAAGATCAGGACCCTCCAGAGTATGGTAAAGTATTCATTGTATTGAAACCAGAAGACGCTTCTTACATTACTTCTTTAACAAAGCAAGAAATTATTAGTGAACTGGAGAAATATGTTGTTGCTTCGGTAGAACCTGTTATTGTTGATCCATCTATTCTTTATGTTGAAGTACATAGCAAGATTTATTACGACCGTAACGTTACTGATCAAACTCCAGCACAAATTAGAGATAAAGTAATCGGTTCTGTTCAAGATTATATCGACACATCAGACACAGAAAAGTTCAACGGTAAATTTAGATACAGTAAATTCATTGGTGTAATTGATGATGCTGATCGCAGTATCAACTCTAACCTAACTGAAGTTACAATGAGAAAGGATTTCTATCCACAACTCAATTCTACATTTTATTATGAGATTTGTTTCCAGAACGAATTTGATGAGGATTGCGACGGTCCAACTCTTTCTACTACTGGTTTTAGGGTCACTGAATATCCTAACTTTGATGTCTATCTTGAAGATAGGGATGGCAAAATTGTCCTATATAGACTAGACACTGTAACTGGTGAAAAAGTTGTCCTCGACAAGGAAGTTGGGGATATTGATTATGTAAAAGGTGAGTTGAGAATGTACAATTTGACTATTATCAAGGGTTCATTCTTTGATAATAGAATCTCAGTTAGAGTAAAACCACTATCTAATGATGTCAAGGCACTCCGCGAGGTCTATCTTGATGTTGATGTAGCGAATTCAAGTTTCACCGCATATAAAGAGTAAGTAAATGCCCGCTGTAAAGACTAAGAGAATCTCTACTCTGATTGAGTCCCAGCTTCCTGAATTCATTTCTACTGAATATGAACTTTTTGCTAAGTTCGTTCAGAAGTATTATGAAGCGCAGGAAGTCCAAGGCGGCACATTGGATATCATTAGCAATATCCAAAAATATGCGGATATTGACTACTACGAGAAAAATCTACTAAAGCAGAATGATATTCTTTCTGCTACAATCTCTGCTACTGATACTACCATTGTTGTAAATGATGCGAGTTCATTTCCAGCAAAGAACGGTTACATCAGAATTGGCAATGAAATCATTTTCTACGCCACACGAACTGATACTGAGTTTCAAGAGTGTTCCAGAGGCGTTAGTGGTAATACAACTCTTGGAGACTTGTATTCTGCTTCTAATTTTGAGACTACGGAGGCAGCATCACACGTCTCTGGGGAAAAAGTATTCAACGTAAGCAACCTATTTCTCTATGCTCTGGTAAAGAACTTTGAGAATCAATATCTTGGTTCATTCCCAGAGAAGTATCTTCGTGGTGAAGTTGATAAGAGAACTCTTATCAAGAACATTAACAAGTTCTACAAGGCAAAGGGAACTGATAGTTCAATCAAGTTCATCTTCAATACCATCGTATCGCAAGATGTAACTAACAAACCAGAAGTATACAAACCAAAAGACTATACTTACAAAGCATCAAAGTCTGATTGGGTCAATGTATATGCCCTAAAAGTAAAAGTAATTTCTGGTGATCCAAAAGATCTTATTGGAAAGAAACTCATTCAGGAAGCAACTGATGAGTATGGTTATGTTTCTGCTACGGTTGACAATGTAAAACCAGAAGGAACTTTTGACGGCGAGCAGATTTGGAACATTATCCTCGCTTCAGAGACAGTTACAGGAGAATTTGCTGTCTCAACTAAGACTCGTTTGGAGAGAGATCTATCTCAAAATGATGGTGTTGGAAAGAGAGTTGATGTTTTCTCCACAATCGGATGGGGCAAAACTGGATCAATCCTTATTGGAGAAGAAGTAATTCAATTTACTGATAAGAACGTAACTCAATTTATTATCTCAAAAAGAGGTAACACAACTTATAACCACCAAGAAGGGGCGTCGGTATACAAACCAGTCATTATTTCTGGTTCTAACGTAAGTCTTCTAACTCTTGGTGTAGTATACAATCTTGAAATTACAGATCCACAACCATATTCATTCACCGAAGATACTATTCAAGTATCAAATCCTGGATTTGAAACTCCAGATCCAAAAATTGTCAGGACTGGAACAAACCAAACAAGATGGATTTTGAATCAGAATCTACCTATCAATGCTCCAACTCTACCAACAGTTGTAACACAACTAGGTCAGACTTCAACTGATGTGTCGGCAATTTTTGCTGATGATCAATATTACTATATCACATCATCTAGTTATCCATCACACAAGATCTTAGACGGTTCTACAGTAACAGAAGAAGTAAAGGATCAAAAACTTCTTCGTATTATCAGGCAGCAAGCGACTAGAACTACAGAAAAGTACAAGACTCCTAAGACTGAAGTTGGAATTCTTCTCAATGGTGTTCGTTTGTATGGACATAGAGATCAAGAAAGTATTAGATTTGGTAAACTCGAAGAAGTAAGAGTAAACACTCAGGGTAGTGGATATACCAAACCACCATTTGTTCTTCTCGATGGTGTTCCAAACAAAGTTAGAGCAGTTCTTTCTGGTTCTGTTGTAGAAAGATATATTGTAGATACAAATGATACGTTCCCAAGAACTCCCGTTGTTGATGTAACTTCAGGCAGGGGAGCAGTTGTCAGTGCGGTTGTTACTGGTGATAAAATTACCAGTTTGGTAGTTGATGAACCAGGAGAGTATTACTCATCACCTCCTATCGTTAGAATTACCGATAGAAATGGAAAAGGAAGATTTGCCGAATATACTTCAATTGTAGATACTAATGGCAGACTTGTTGGATTCAATAAGTTAGCAGAAGGAAACTTCTATAATCAAAATACTGTATCAGTTGAGATTATTGCTGTTGGATCTGGAGCTACTGCTACACCTCTCCTTAAAGAATGGAACTTTAATAGATACGAAAAACTAAAATCAAAACTAGATCCAGAGAATGGATATGTATTCAAGAACTATAATAATGTTCTTGAGTATGGTTATGGTCAAGTAGCAAACCCCAAGGCACTAAGAGTCGCTCTAAATGACAACCTCGGACAATCTGGACTAGAACCAGCAAGCAAGACACACTCACCAATTCTTGGTTTTGCTTATGATGGCAATCCAATCTATGGTCCTTTTGCTCATGAGAATCCATTAGATCCTCAATCTCCTATTGTTAGGATGACATCTAGTTATAGTAGAAATGGATCTCGTCCTGGTGGACCATCTATCAATACCTATGCTCTAGGTTCTTTTGTAAATGATTACACTTACAACCATAAGAGCGGTTCTCTAGATGAAAATAATGGTAGATATTGTATCACGCCAGACTTTCCAGAAGGAACTTACGCATACTTCTTGACAATTGATAGCAATCAAACTCCAGTATATCCATATATCTTAGGAGAAAATTTCTATTCACTTCCAGTAGATAGTAACTACAACTCAAATATCAATCAAAATGATGTTCCAAAAACAGCAAAGAGATTCTTTGTTCCTGGTATGCCAAGGAATGGAGAGGGAGTTTTTGCTAAAATCAATGAAGTAAAGTCTGGAACTATTGACTCTATTGTAATTGATCATTCGTCAGATAACTTCTCGGTAAACTCTAAGGTTTATTTTGATAACAGAGGATCTGAAGGATCTGAAGCAGAGGCGTTAGTAAAATCGGTTAAGGGAAAGCAAGTATCCTATATTGACAGTTATGAGAACAAGGTAGTAAAACTAACCACAATTCAGAATGCTTATTTGTTTACTGACGATATTCTAAGACAACCATCATCTAATGCTTCTGGTCAAATCGTTGGTCAAGTAAGAAATGACAACGAAATCGTTCTCAAAAATGTTATTGGAACTTTTGATAATACTGGAACATTCTCCGCTGATATCAAGACATTCTTTATTCTTCTAGATCAAGATAGTTCCTACACTAAAGGTGCTATTCTAAGTTTGACAGATGGAATCAATCCAGCAATTGCTACAGCAGAAGTTCTGAATGGAACTAGTCAGCAAAACGTTGTTGAGATCAAGGTTCTCAGTGGAGATTGGTTACAGTTCAATCAAGGAGAATACTTCCTCCAATCAAACGACTTTTTCAATACTTCTGGAACAAGACCAGTAGTTCTAACTTCTCTCAGTGACAATCTAGAACCATTTGAGGTAAATCAGAGTGTTGCTCTTGTAGAAACAGCGGATAATCATGGTCTTGGTATTGATGATAAGGTCAACATCAGTATTTTCCCTGATGATTCTATCAAGACTAAAACATATTATCTAAGAAAGAGACTCTATCAGAAAGTAGTTTTCAAAGCGCCATCATATTCTTCAGAGATTGATGATACTGGTATTGGCAGATTCCAGATCTTGAATGGTGGAGCAGACTATGCTCCTGGAACTTATAATAACGTTCCTCTTACTGGTGGAACGGGAACTGGTGCTACTGCTAGCATCACCGTCTCCAGTGTTGGTGTTGTTTCAAGTGTTGTAATTCAGAACCAGGGTACAGGATACAGAAAGGCAGATTATCTATCTGTTGATGATGAATCACTGGAGAGATCTGTTGCTTCACAAAGTACATCCAGATTTACTGTTTATGTTGACCATGTTGGATTTGCTTCTGGATCAACCAAACTAAATGTAAAAACTTCCAACAAACTTGCTGAAGGTGATTTGGTATTGATTGGTGATGAAGTTATTGAAGTATCTTCTATCAATGGTAATGAGTTGACTGTATTAAGAGGAAGAGAAGGATCTGTAGATAAAGATCACTATAATGGTCAACCAGTAACTTTATACAAACCAAAATACAATTTTGCCGATGGATTCCAGATTGGATCCAATAATACCTCTGGATTTATTTTATCATATGATTCTGCCACTCAGGAAGCGATTATAGTTTACAATTATGAAGTTCAACTGACCAACGCAGAAGACATTAAGATAAGCACCACTTTCTTTGATTCAAGTGTGCCATCCAGATCTGTTTCCGTAAAGACAGCAGATTCTATTGGATATAAATTTGAATTCTCTGAAGATAACGTAACATTTGTTCCAAATCCAACAATTGATATTCAAGAATTCTATCGTTATAAGTTTGACACCTCGCACTCATCACTAACTGGAACTTACTTTGATCTAAGTCCAAGTAAGAACTATAATCTTATTACTCAAGAAAAACTAGCAACAACTGTTCTTCCTGGAAATTCGGGAGCATTTACAGAAGTCAAGTTTGGTTTTGGGTCAAGAATTGCTTCAAATAACTACACTTCTAAAGTTGGAACTGATTTTACTAATTTCTACTATTTTGATAAAAATCAAATTGTAGATTCTGAAGGAAGTTACTTAAAGATTGTTACCGATCCACTTCAAGGGGAAAAGACAGTAATTTATGTAACACCAAATAGATTTGTATATAATGTTCCATCAGAACCTCTTTGGGATGGATCTGGAACTATCAATTACACAACTACAGGTCAATTCGCAGTTGGTGAAATCAATGATGTAAAAATTACTAATCTTGGATTGAACTATAAAAAAGTTCCAATTATTATTGGTGTAGATCCAAATCAGAATTTCAAAGCATCGGCAACTGTTTTGTTTGACGAAGCGACACAAACTATCACTGGTATTAGAACCGACAATAAAGGATCAAACTACGTAAATCCTAAAGTTGTTATTGTCGATGGAGATGGCGTTGACGCCGAATTCAATATTGTGGTTAGAAACGGAGAGATTTTTTCAATCACGGTAAAGAGTCCTGGTGTTGGGTATACCTATGCTCCAGTTGTGGAAATTATCGAATCTGATATTGAAGCATATGTTGATAGTGATACAATTGGTCTTCCACAAAGTATCAGTATTGTTAGAAATGGTGGATCTTTCCATCTAGACAAAACTGTATCATCCAAGTTTACTTCGAAATACACAGTATCACTAACTTCTCTAAATGGAACTTTCAACAAAGGAGAAACAGTAGTTCAGAAAATTGGTTCTACCGAAGTTTCTAGATCTGTTGTATCTGAGTGGAGAATTGGAACTAATTTACTCAAACTAGAAAATGTAAGGGGTATTCTCAGAGAAGATGTAGAAATTGTTGGATTATCCTCAAGATCCACAGGAACTGTAAAAACTATTTTTGTAAGTTCGTTTGGCGAAAATATTACAGCATTCTTTGATAATGTTGGATACTATACTTCAGATAGAGGAAGACTTGGCGTATCAAATCAAAAGATAACAGACAGTTTCTTCTATCAAGATTATTCATATGTTGTAAAATCTAAAACTCCTATTGATCAGTGGCGTGAACTGATCAAGTCAACTACTCACCCAGCTGGATTCAAATTATTTGGTCAAGTTGACATCGAAACCAATGCTGGTATTGAGATGCCAGCAGAAACACCAAAGGCATCTCACTTCAGTGTTATTCAACTCTGGGATCCAGAAAAGAACAAAATTACTATTGAAAATACTAGAAGGACAATCACACAAACTGTCCAAAAGGTAGAAAATCAAAGAATTAGAAAAGGATCTGGATCTGCTTCAACATCAGAATTCAACTTCAACGAATCTCGCGCATTTACAGTTACGCTAGCAGCACCATTTGATGGTTATTATGATAACCAAGGAAGATTACAGGGAACAACCAGTTTCCAAATTTTGAATAATGGATTACCATTTACCCCAGCAAGTGCTAAGAATCTTATTATCACATTAGACGGAGTTTTACAGGAAGCAGAAGTTTCATATACTATTTCTGGTGACACAATAACTTTTGCTAAACCACCTTTAGGACCATACCAAAAACTAACTGGCAATAACTTATCAGAACTTACCAGTTATCCTGGTGTAACTTTCTATGGTCGCTATTTCACTTTCAAAGACACACAATATAATACAAGATATTTCAAAAAACTTAGAAATATTTTCCAAAGAAATGGAAGATGGTTAGACTCCGCTAATCAGATTGAAAGAAATAGAACCTTTATTGTCGAAGAATCAGTCGGTTACGGTATATTCAAACATCCAGGATTGGACTGGAGTACAAAGAAAGATGATTATGAAAGAGATCTTGGATATATCTTAGATGCTTATGAGCACGATGTTAGATTTGGCGGTAACGTAAAAACTGTTGATTTTACCACTATTTTCAATCAAGATACTGATTATGATTATATCACTAAGAACAAAGTAGAATCTTTAGACATCTTTAAGTATGCGACAAATTTAGCAAAACTTGCGATAAGAAATTGGGATGTTGTTGAAAATAATGTTTCATACATCCAAGGTTCAAAACTTGTTACAGTTCAAGATACTAACAGATTAGCAGTTGGCATGTACATCAGTTCTGGTAGGGCATTCTCTGTCAATACGAGAATTGTTTCAATTGATAGTGCCACACAAGTTACTCTTTCACATGCTGCTCTTGCTAATTCTGGTGGTGGCGGAGGAGCTCCCGATGGCATTACCCCGTTGAGCGGATCAACATCTGGAAATTATACATTGCCAACAAACACAGGTGCTGTAGAACCAGGAAATACATTTGCTGTCACACCAGGAGATGAACTAGTTGCTCCAACTTCATTCTCTGGTTCTGATACTGCTACTTTCTATATGAGTGGTATCAATTCTGGAACATATTACGATGCTTCAAATCTAATCTTCAATAATAAACAATATTTACAGGAAGAAATCAGTGAATATATTTACGATACTTATGTTCTTCCACAAGCGGATAAACAAAAATGTTCTAGAGATTTAGGATATCTTATTGATAGCATTGTTTATCATCTAAGATTTGGTGGTAACGAAAAGGTTGTAGAGTTTGCCAGACTTTACTACACCAATGCTGGATATCCATATGGAGAAACACTAACATATATTAATAGAAGTGCTGAAGAGACAGCAGCTGCTATTGATGCTTGGGAGAAACTTGGTGAGAAAATGATTCTCGCCATTAGAAATTCTCTTGGCGCTGGAACATATACCAGCATCACTCCATATACCGATTTGACAATTGCTGTTGATTCTATAAGTCCAGTGTGCGCCGAAGTAGCTTCTTCGATCACCACAATGATTGATATTGTCAAGAATATTCTTGCCAATGGAACAGGTGCTGTTGATGCTGTTGGTGTAAATTCGAATAAATCTGGATATTGGACAGATACAAAGACATATACAAATTATAACCTAATTCCAGATCCACTTCTACCAGCACAAGAGTGTGATGATGTAGTATCTTCCGTAGATGGATTGTATGACAATGTTGAAGATGTCTTGAATAAGATTTCTGTCACAAGATCTCTACCAGATTATGTTGACGGCGAAAACAAAATCTTCGAGATGTATTGGGAAGATGGATCAGAAGTTAATACAGAAGAAGATGAAGATCTTTTCTTGTCAATCAATGCTGTATTACAACGACCAAAATATAATGCCGAATATCCTGGTCAAGATGCTTATTATATTGACAGAACTACGATTCCCAACAAATTAGTATTTGATGTTGCTCCAATCTGGGATCAAGATTTTGGTGCCAAGAATATTGGAGAACCAACTGCTGTAGAAAAAGTTGTTGGTATTGGCGTAGGAAACTACAAGAGACTAACTGTTGACTACGATTTGGTTGATGGTGTAAAGACTGGTCCATTCCTGATTCTTGATGTTGAAGATCTCACTGTTCAAAGTATTGACGACAAAGAATATTTGTATGTTTTTGTGGATGGCGTTCTTCAAAGAGAAGGTTATAGTTATGAAGTAGCAGGTCCAAACATTTACTTCAACGTTCCTATCAAAAAGGAAATGAAGATTGATATGAGATATCTCTATGGTAGAGATGTTGGTCAGATTCTAAATGTTTATGATTTTGCTCCAGATTCTTATTACACAAAATCATTTGTTACTATTGACACTACTGCGGGGATTGATACTCTTCTTGGTTATTATTGGATGGGAAATCAAAGAGGTCTTCCAGTTCAGGCATTCCAAGTAAGACAAAATGGAACATATAATGTTTTAGGAGAACTTTCAAATATTCGTGCTGTTGGCAATCAATTACAATTTGATTGTTTTGGATATGAATGTGAACTTGATACATCTTTAGATATCACATTTGCTGTAAAAGGAAGATATACATTAAATACCCAAGTTTCATTCTCTGATTATTCTATCACATATGAAAGTGATGAAGATGGAAGATTGCTTCTTTCAACAAATGACCAAGTTTGGTCTGGAACAATTATTGGTAAGAGTTACAGAAAACCATTTGTAAATCTTTCAAATGGTGATAATATCAGAGTAGAAGGTGAAGATAAGTTTAGAAGGATTAGAAGACTTCCTGGAACAACCACCAGTAAAGAGCAAAGACCACAAGAACAAGTTTCAAACTCTATGTTTGGATCTGTTGAAGTCGAAAGATATAATGGCATTACTCGTGGCGAAGGTTTAAGTATTGTCGCTATTATTGAAAATGGTGTAGTTGTCGATTTACAATGGAATCAGCGTAGTTGGGATCCATTGACTCAACCAACCGCATATCAATACTTTACTCCTCCAGTTATTCATTTTATTCCATTAGATGGAAATGGTGGTGGAGCAAGAGCAAACGTTCTTGTAAGTAAGGGTCAAGTCATCAGTGTTGATCTTATCGATGGTGGTTCTGGATATACTAAAGCACCAAAAGTAGAGGTTGCTCGAAGATATGATATTCTTGCTGACAGAGACATTGGTGTTTCACTAATCAATGTTGGTATCAATCCATTTGTAGAAAGTGCTGGACTAACAGCAACTTCTGTAATCAACGTCATTGGAAATCAAGTTTCTGGTATCAATACATTTACTTCGGTATTTTTTGATAGTCCTGTTGATGCTGATAGAGTTATTACTGCGGAAATTCAACTACTAAGAAATTCTGGTGAGAATCTCAGTAGAGAACATATCGAATTCTTAGATACTATTGAACCAGACGCAGATGAAATTGAAGTAGTAACAGTATCAGAAGAACCAACTTTAGTAACAGTAGAGATTCAAGATATTATCTCTAATACTACAATTTCTACAAATAGGCAGATTACAACTACTGTACAGAATCTACTGCCAAATGATGCGCTATCAAATGTCAACTACTACGCTACTGGTGCTTATCTTGATGTTGACCTTGATCCAACTGATAATATTGTATACATTGCCGACACCAGTAAGTTCAAGACAAATGGATATCTTCTCATTGGTGATGAAGTTGTAAGGTATCCCAGAAAACTAGCAGATAGATTCCTCAAGGTTCAAAGAGGTCAAGATAATACAACTGCGAAGGCATGGTTAGCAGGAACATTTTTGCGTCAAATCCCAGATCTAGTATCTGTGGCATTTGGTGGTGTTGCTACGATTCAATCTGAAGCGATTGTTTCTATTTCTGGTGGAGCAGTAACTGGTCAGTCAGAAAGAGAAACTGAGAGACAAATTCTTTCCCCATCAACTTCATTATCAGAACAAACCATAACAGAAGTTCTAATTATTCCACCTCCAACTGGAGTTGTTGATGGATATCAAGAATCTGTCTTTATATCAGATCCAGTAAAGACAAGACTAAATGGATTTGTTGATATATCGAATGATTACGGAGTAGTTCAAAGAAGTGGCAATGTCATCTTCGTGAAAAACTCTTTGTTTGGTGCTCCTGGCGAGTACATTGGATCTTATACTAAGACAAATGCTGGACCAACATTGAAGAATTTTGACCAGTTAGTTGATGATGGAGTTTGTAATGTTTCTGGAATAACTTTCCTTGAGTTAGAATTCCACTATCCATCTCTATCAATTAGAGATTTTATTGATAGAGGTTCATCTAGTTATATGTTAGATGGAACATATTTCAACCTAACTATACCATCTAATCAAAACCCAGTTGCGATCAGTTCTTCCGTTGGAACAATTGGAGGTCCAATTATTGTTCAAGATACTACTTTCTTCCCAGATAGTGGTTATCTGTTCACCAGCGGTGGATCGGTTATACAATACACCAGCAAAACATCAACTACTTTTGAGGGTTGCTCTCTAACCAGAGGTCCAAACTCCATCACTGTGGGAGATGAGTTGATCCCATTTGATATTACCTAAATATTGCTATAAATATAAATAACTCAGGCACAAACTACAACGTCGGAACGGAAAACCAATGGCTGCTATTATCTCTGATAAATTTAGAATTTTTAACGCGAAGCAATTCCTAGAATCGCTAACTGAGGGTGCTACGGATACTAGTGCCGAGCGTTCCCGAATGTACTTCTTTGTGGGTCGTCCACAACCCTGGAGGTCATACTTAGAGGTTTACTCTAAGTCAGCAACCAACTTCACAGTAGGAAATGAAGTTTTTGTTGGAACTTATGGATCAACCGCATTCCGTGCTACAGTTGCTGCCGTTTACGATAGTGCCCTCCTCCTAACCGACATTTTTGGAGCAAATGGAGTAAACTCTGTTCCTGCTCTAGGCAGCACTCTTCTAGAAACAGCAGACGCTGGTTCATCAACAACTGGTGCTACTGCTAAGACTGGTGTTTATCGTTACGCAACAGAAGACGTTCCACCACTTCCTCTAGATAACCAAAGAGAAAAGATTGCTCTTTATGACGAGATCATCGCAGCAAAGCGCATTACAGATGCTTTCGCAAGAACAGTCATCCGTCGTTACAACTGGGATTTAGTTGCTAATCCTAAGTTTGATATGTGGAAACCAGACTACTCTGCTACTCCTGGTGGCGGTGGTCAGATTGGTAAGCAAACAGCAACTGGTCAAAATACGATTGCTGATGCTAAGTTCTATGTAATGAACTCAAATTACGAAGTATTCAAGTGCCTCTATAACGGCGAGAATCCAGCAAATGCTACTGGTCAGAACGCAACCGAAGAGCCTCTAACAACTGGAGGCAACTATGATGCTGGTACTGGACTCTATACAGAAACCACTGGTGCTGGATATGTATGGAAGTACATGTATACCATTCCTACCGATGATGTTCTAAAGTTCTTGTCATCGGACT